ATCTTGGCTATGTGGAAGGGGCTTAAAAATGTCAACGGTTGACAAAACGACATTCGAGAATGACCGGCCTGTGCCGCAGGCTAATGGCCTTCGTTCCGGTTGGACATTCGGTATCGACGAAGAGCGCCAGCGCGACATCACGTTGCATCATGTCTACATATCTGGACAGATGAGGGCGTGGACGGAACATTGGCAACAACGTGCTTTGGATGAGAAATTGCTTCGTGCCAAGAACTACCTTCGCAAGTTACGGGCGCGTCGTGCGCATACCTGTGACGTTGTTCAATTTGTCAACGATTGACAAAATGGGAGAATAAACATGACTGAGATTTTTGTAGTAGAGTATCAATCTGCATCAGCAATCACTTTCGGCGATGTCGAATGGACTAACGCATATGAAACAAAATCACTGCGTTCCGCGACTGAAACCTGCGAGTGGTATCGCAACAATGGGTATGCGGCTAGGATCAGGTCACAGATGGTCAACGCATATGGTCAGATTGTAGAGGGAGACTAAAGATGCCTAATCCTGAATTGAGAATGAGTATGTATCGTCGCCACATAAAACACTGTGCGCGTTGGGAGCTTGGTGAGCCTTTGGATTGGCACACATGGAAGTTTAAGGTGTGGCCTCCGTATGCAGACATGGACACACTGTCTGAAGATGACGAGATTGATATCATCATGGACGCCGCCGGTATCGTTACGGCTTGGCGACGTGGAAGATGAATTTGTCAACGGTTGACATAACCAACGTGTCGGCCTTGACATTCCCCGCAAGGTATGTTACCTTGTATAAACAATGGCAATCAGCAAAGGAGTTATGCCATGAAACACAGCATCAACCTGAATTACTGGAAGCGTTCCACCGGCCCTACTGGGCAGTGCCTTGGGACTGAGCTTAATCAAGACCTGTATGCCGAATGTGCTAATCTGCACAAAATGGTGACGGGGGATCATCTGTCCAAGATGGCCCTGTACGGCATCGCATTGGATCATGCGCGTGATGTGAAGCGCGACAATCCTATGGCGCAGATTCAGCATACGGCGTCCGCCATCATGGGGGTCATGCTTGTCGAGCTTCGTTCCTATCTGCGCACACAGAAACGGCGCAAGCGTCCTGTGCTTGAGGTGACGGATGTGTTTGAGACGCTTTCTGTCAGCAACCTGCGCGAGTTGTCTTGTCAACAGCGTGGGCCTGTGACCCGTGTCAAGATTGTCAACGGTTGACATAATGTACTGGTCACGTATCCTTGACATCGCGGGGGTCTTCATTATGACGATCCTCGCGGGTCTTGTCGGTATCTTTGCCATCGTTGAAGGTGGCGAGGGTACTGGTATCATCCTAGTTGGCGCTGCCGCTTGTGTTATTGGCGGCGCTGTAATTATCATCGACCTGACCTACAAACGATAGGGGTTTTGCTATGTCGGATTATCAGATCATTGGTGTTGGCAATAGTGCCAAGATTATCAAAGGTGACAGTGACGAGTATGTGACTGCCATTCGCTATCTCAAACCATTCAAGACGGTGTATCGTGGCAAGGTGCATAATATCTGCGCTATGGCTGAGACTGCCGGATGCCACGAGCCTTGTCTGTTCACGGCAGGGCGTGGGCAGATGAACAGTGTGCAGGATGCGCGTACACGCAAAACCCTGTGGCTGTTGTCTGATCCTGTGGGGTTCTATGACGCTCTCAATGATGATCTGGTCAAGTTTATCCGGCGACAAAAGCGTAAATCTATCACGCCTTGTGTGCGTCTGGGTGGCACAGACGACAAGGGTGACGGCATCAAACTTGCGCCACACTATCCAGATGCACAGTTTTACGACTACACAAAGGTCATCAAACGCGCCTATATGCGTCTGCCAGACAATTATCATCTCACATTGTCGTATAGCGAGAAGAATCTGGACTATGCGGAGCGTGTGCTGATGGCTGTGGCAGATACGGGCGTCAATGCCGCTGTCGTGTTCCGTGATCGCTTTCCCGATACATTCAAGGGTTTTCCTGTCATCAGCGGCGAAAAGAATGATCTGCGCTTTCTTGATCCAAAGGGTGTCATCGTGGGCCTCAAGGCCAAAGGTTCAGCCAAGCGTGACACATCTGGGTTCGTGATTGATGTGTAAATGTCAACGGTTGACAAAATAGGAGAATGACTATGTCTTATACAGAAGAACAGATGGCTTTGCGTAAGCATATTGACGAGACAAACGAGGCAAGCCGCAAGCGTATGGAAAGAGAAGCGGGGTTGTTTATCGGTATAGTTACCAATGACCTTGATCATTGGGCCGACTATGGAATATACAATGTCGAGCAGTACGAGTTCTACATGGACTATGAGGGCTGTAAAGATTGGCTTGCATCTTGGACTAACAAAGGTTACGCTAGATATGCGTTGCAGGATTGCAAGACGGTTGCCGATATACAGGCCGTATTCAAACGACACGAGTATTTGGAAAATCCAACATGGGAGACAGCATGATGTCGAAGTTCAGTTTAGATATACCAGTTCGTGCATACTGGAATCTGCACAAGAAAAAGTGGTCTTTGCAGGATCGCAAGACAGGGCGTGTGTTCACGCACGTCGATGCTATAACACTAGCGGATGGCAAGTTCGTCGTGCGCCCTGCCGGTCAAGCCAAAGTCAGGCGTGAGGGCAAGAAGAATGTCCATGCGTTTGCTGTGGGTGATGTCAGCCTTCGCAACGGCTTTCGCCAGACAGATAATAGTCGGCGTGTCAAGTACAATCCTTATGTAGATGATACCTTTGTATTTGAAGATACAGGTGAATCTGTGACTGAGGCGTACATTATTACACTGTGTATAGACCGCTCCAACAATAAGCCTGTGGTGTGGGCCACAGAAAATGTCAACGGTTGACAAATGGTTATCCGTAGAATAAATCCTGTTGCTAAGGCACAAGCGTTGGCGCGTAGGCGTCAACAGATTGTACAACCTAAGAAGGGAAAGGGTAGTTATGACCGCAACAAAGCTAAAAAGATACGGCCTGAAGAGAAACAAGAATGATAATCGTCGTAAGCAACGGCGTTGTCGTGATGAAGAGCGGATGTTCTGGATCAAATCCAACGTGGGCTACTTTCACTATGATCGTGACCTGAAAAAGTACAAACAGGGAGTTGCATAATGCATAACACATGGAAATTAATCATGGATTGGCGGTACAACCCGCTCTCCCACATACCAGACATGAACACACGACACATGATAATGCAGGTGCTTGCATGGATGTGGTGCATCATCTTCAGCATGTGGCTTGGCAGCATTGTTGCCTTTGGCATCAGTGCCATTGCCCATGTCCTGTTGATTGCAGGCATCTTCATCACGGCAAGTGTGTTTGAGACAGCCAAGCGTAGGCCGCAGTATTTTGGTGGGCTTGGCAGAGGCAATGGGGGTGAGCATGAATGAAGATGAACAAATAGACAACGAACTGGATTGGTTCTTGTCCGAACAAACATGGGAAGAATACTTCAACGAAGGTTATGAGGAGAGTGATGATGAACATTGCACATGACGACAGACTAGCTTTACTCAAAGCACACAATGACTTGAAGGACATCCTGCAGACTATTTGGGATTGTCAGGATATCTGGATGTCCGATGTGGGCAAGTTGGAGAGTCTATACTGTGACCTGCACCGCATCCTCAAGTTCGTACCCAAAGAGGACGAAGATGGGCGGCGTATGCAATATGCAGATTGGGTGCTGGCAGAAGAGGATGACGACTAATGCTTGCTGAAGCACTCGTATGCCTTGCACTTAACGTGTATCACGAGGCCCGTGACCAGCCCTTCATTGGGCAGGTTGCGGTAGCACAGGTGGTGATGAACCGTGTGTATGATGACAGGTATCCTGATGATGTATGTGAGGTGGTCATGCAAGGCCCGACATACTCATGGAAGCCTGACTTTCCTGTCCGTCACCGCTGTCAGTTTAGCTGGTATTGCGACGGCAAATCAGATAAGACGCCGGATGAAGGTGCATGGAAACAAGCGTTGACGATTGCACAAGGTGTACATACTGGCAATCTTGACGACTTCGTTGAGGGTGCGACACACTATCACGCAACCTACGTCCTGCCCGAATGGGCAGAGACAAAAGTGCCTATTGTACAGATAGGCGAACACGTATTCTACAGATGGGATTAGGGCTTGACTATGTGTCTATTTCCTGATATAACACACTATCACTTGGCTATGAAAGGAGAAAAATCATGCCGCTAGACTTTACTAACAACGACTTCGTTCCTGAGAAACTCCAGTTTGATGTGGAGTTTGAACGCACTAAATTTGATGGCAAGAAATATGTCATTAATGGCAACACCGGAGAATACCTTGGTATTGTTGGTTCCGGCTTCAAATGTGCGCCTCATCACAAGTTCTACCAAGACGTGTACGACACGATTGTGGATCAATTGGATGATGCAGATACCTCTGGTATGACAGCCAAGTGGACCACCGTGCGCAACAATGCGTGGGTCAAGGCTGACATCCACCTGCCAAACATGCGTTCACGTGTGAGCAGCGATAAGCACAGCACCGATATTGGGTCACGCATCATCGCCCTGCATGGTATTGATGGGTCATGCTCCAACATGGTTTGGTTTGGCGCTATCGACTTCTTCTGCACCAATGGCATGATCACCGGCAAGTATGACAGCATCAAGAAAAAGAACACCAGTAGGTTTTCTCTTGACATGTTCATCAAGGAACTGAAGCAAAACGCTACCAGTTTTTACGATAACGTGGGGATGTTCCAGACTTGGGCAGAAACCGACTTTAGTCGTGTGGATGTCAAATATTTGATTGAGCGTATCGTTCGTTCTGATCGCAAGGCACTGAAGATGTGGGAGTTGTACAACAAAGAGGCTGCGACACGTGGCCGCAACAAGTGGGCCTTGTACTCTGCCTTTACCAACTACGCCTCGTATGCAGACGAAAAAAATGGCTTTAAGCTGCGCGAGACAGGCAACGACACTGCTGGCGAAACTATGTGGAAGCGTGAGCAGGAAGTTGCACAGTGGATTGATTCTGCTTTCTTCCAGATGGCGGCGTAAATGTCAACCGTTGACAAAATGGTTGTACAAGAGCTTGTAGAGGACTACTACAAGTCCTTTGATTACAACAACTTACGTGACGAGTCTAAGAAACAATATCAATACTTTCTTAGCGTCATGTTGCAAACGCGGGTGGGGGGCAAGTCCCTCCGCCAGCAACCTCTGTCAGACATGACTACACGTATGGCAAAGACAGCATACAACGAATGGTGTGACAAAGGTGTGCAAATGGCTAATCACGTGATGTCAGTAACGCGGGTTGTGTTCAATCACGGCCTTCGGGAAGAACTGTGTGTGCTAAATCCCTTCTCAAGCATCCGTAAGAGGCCCGTAGAGCGCCGCAAGACGGTGTGGACTAGGGAAGATGTCACGAAGTTCCTAGACACGGCCTACAGCGATTTTAGCACCCGTAATATAGGTCTGATTGCACAGATGGCATATGAGTGGTGTCAACGATTGGGGGATATGCGACTGTTACAGTGGTCTAACATAGATTTTGAGACACAAACTGTGATGATAGAACAGTCTAAACGTCGTGCGGACGTACATCTGCCTATTTCAGATGATCTATGTGACATGTTGACGCAACAAGAGCAGGATTTCGGCTTTCAACAATATGTTGTGCCGCGACCATATGCCATAGGGGGCGAATATAGGCCGTACTCACTGCACAAACTGCCTAAATTTGCACGAAAAATCATGGATGACGCAGGTCTGTCAAAAGAGTTGCGTTTGTCTGATCTACGGAGGACCGGCACAACCGAAATGGTTGAGGCAGGTGTCGGATTGGCACAAATTATGTCGGTTACAGGGCATTCTAACCCTGCCTCTGTCAGTCCGTACTTAAAAAACACGCTTACAAGTGCAAACTTTGCGTTGACGGAGCGAAATAAACATGCTAAAAGCATCACAAGTGCCGCAGAGAAAGGGAGTATACATGAATAATGTATATAACATTATAAATGATATAGACATTCCTAATGGACAAACACGTAGAATGGATTGTCCTAATTGTGGTGGCTACAAGACCTTCACTGTAACAAACAACATGGGTTCTCTCGTGTGGAATTGTTACAAGGCTTCTTGCCCCACAAAAGGTGGCACTCGTGTCCATCTATCTGTGGATGACATCCGTCTTGGATTTGCAGGGGCTGATGACTACGCAGCACAGGATACGTTTGTCATGCCTGAATATATCGTGCCATATGATCACGACGTGGCAGAGATTGCTTGGGAGTTCTATGGCTTGGACTCCGAAAAACTTGGTCTTTTACGTGATGTAAAAGAAAATCGCATGGTCTTTCCTATCATGCATGAAGGCCGTATTGTCGATGCCACTGGCCGGTCACTAGGCAAACGCTTGCCTAAATGGCGTCGATATGGAAAAAGTGGCTTGCCATACAGCTACGGTCATGGTACTGTGGCTGTGGTTGTTGAGGACTGCCTGAGTGCCGCAGTTGTAGGCGGTGATGTATTTGTTGGGGTTGCTGTGTTGGGTACATCGCTGCAGGAATCACACAAGAGGTATCTCTCGCAGTTCTCAACGGCCATCATTGCCTTGGACCCCGATGCTCTGCCCAAAACATTAGCTGCTGCTAAAGAGCTTCGGGGCCATGTGCAGGATGTTCGTGTCCTGCGTTTGACAGACGATCTAAAATATCGTAACCCAACAGACATCGAAAGATTACACAACATAGGAGCAGAGTATGGAATTATCACTAATACGTAGCTTGATGGACAAGGAGTTCTACGACGAACATCGTGGGGCTAAATGTCCTGACCGCTTGTTCAGCAAGGACGTGCGTAAGATTAAGTCTGCCATCGACACGGCTATGGAGCGTTACGAGCGTAGCGTCATGCCCGATGAGATTGAGGCACTGTTCATGTCGAACAATCCTACTCTTACCACAGCACAGAAGACCGCTTATGGCTCTTTGTTCAAACAGATCAAGAGCGAGAAACCTATGGGCAACGACATTGCACAAGAGGTATTGTCTAAGCTCTTTCAGCAGGTGATAGGAGAAGATATTGCCAATCTTGGCTTTGACTATGTGAACGGCGACAAGACAAGTTTGGAGCCTTTGCGTACATTGCTAGAGCAATATGGGGATGACTTCACGCCCAATCTTAATATTGAGTGGGAAGACATCGAACTAGAGACGCTGATGAGTAAGGCTGACCTTGAGGCCCGTTGGACATTCAACATACCGTCGCTGTGTCGTCAGGTTGAGGGTGTTAATGGCGGTCATCTTGTAGAAATAGGCGCACGGCCAAACACCGGCAAAACATCTTTTCATGCCAGTTTGATTGCCGCGCCGGGTGGCTTTGCACATCAGGGGGCGAACTGCATTATCCTGTGCAACGAAGAGGGGTATCATCGTGTGGGTGCGCGTTACCTCACTGCTGCTACAGGCATGACCATGCGTCAGATAAAGGACAATCCTGTCAAGGCGCGTGATCTATATTCGCCTGTCAAGGAACGCATTAAGATCAAAGACGCCACTGGCAGGGATATGGCATGGGTAGAGTCCGTGTGTAAGTCTTACAAGCCTGATATCGTGCTGCTTGACATGGGTGATAAGTTTGCCAAGATGGGGGGCTTTGCCCGTACAGATGAGGCACTGAAGGCCAATGCCATACACGCACGTATGATCGCGAAGGAGCATGATTGTGTGATGTTTTACATGTCGCAGCTATCCGCAGAGGCAGAGGGCAAGGTGCTTCTCAATCAGTCCATGATGGAAGGATCACGCACCGGCAAAGCGGCAGAGGCAGACCTTATGATTATGATTGCCAAAAATCCGATGACTAGCGGTGATACTTCATCGCAGATCGAAGAAGACCCACAGCGTCACCTCAACGTGGTGAAGAACAAGCTGTCGGGCTGGCACGGTGTGTCAGATTGTGAACTTGAATATCAAACAGCGAGGTATACATCAGTATGATAGAAGTAACGATAACAGATGAAATGCTGCTGGCGGCACGTGCCAAGGCAGTAGAGATGGGTAAGATCAATAACAGCATACTCAAAGGCGGCGGTAATGTAGCTGGGTTCTTAGGTGAACAGGTAGCCATGAGTGTTTTGGGTGGTGATTGGAATAACACTTACGACTACGACTTCACTACAGAAGCAGGTAAGCGTGTAGAGGTAAAAACCAAGCAAACCTCTGTCAAACCACTGCCGCACTACGAGTGTAGTATTGCTAAGTTCAACACAAAGCAGGACTGTGATGCGTATGCTTTTGTCCGTGTCTTGAATGATTTTTCGATAGGTTGGTTTCTTGGCGTGTTGACAAAAGAAACATACTTTGATAAAGCTAACTTCTTGAAGAAAGGGGATATTGATCCATCAAATAATTATACAGTCAAGGCAGATTGTTATAATGTTCGTATTGATCAGTTAGAGGAGAAGATATGACCTATATAATAACTGACTTGCCTTTTTTGACAGAGGAAATGGAACTGGCAAAAGAACGTGCAGCCCAGACCGCCAGAGATAATTATCACAAGGACAGGTATAGTAATAGGCATCAGAGGGAGGTAGAAAGGCTGGACAAGCTGATAGGATTAATACAGCAACCAGTTACTGTCGAGCCTTATAGTAATGGCTGCGTGTTGCTGAACAAAAAATATGTCGTCAGTTTATCTAATAATAAATGGCGTGTTCGTGGTAAAAATACATGGTACAGGCATAAAAATGATTTGTCCCATTTAGTAAATAACTATGTACTGAAGGATGAAAAAAATGAAACTAACACTTGATGTAGAGAACACAGTCACTAAGCGAGATGGTAAGACACACATGGACCCATTTGAGCCAGAGAATACGCTGGTCATGGTGGGTATGCTGACTGACCAAGGCCAGTGCCTGACGTTTCCATTTGATCACGCTGACCGTCCCAATCAGGACGACTACTACGAGCGTGTGCAAATGCTTCTTGACGAGGCCACTGTGCTTATCTGTCACAACGCAGCGCACGACCTGCTGTGGCTGTGGGAGTCAGGTTTCAAGTATGACGGCCCTGTGTTCGACACTATGCTGGCAGAGTATGTCCTGCAGCGTGGACAGAAGGAACCTCTGTCTCTTGCGGCATGTGCAGAGCGTTATCAGCTAGACACACAGAAACAGGACACGTTGAAAGAATACTTTGCCAAGGGCATTAGTGTGCGTGATATACCGTACAACGAACTGACAGAGTATCTGATAGCTGATCTTGAGGCTACACAACAGTTGTCCGATAAACAGATGTTGCGGCTTAATAGCCAAAAGGACTCTGGGCTTATGGGTACAGTTGATCTGACAAATCAAGTTGCAGTATGTCTTGCGCGTATATATCAACGTGGGTTCTCTGTAGATTTACAAGAACTTGATGCTGTGCGTGATCAGTTTGAAAAAGAGCGCGATGATCTGCAAAAGGACTTGCAGCAACATGTTCGCAAATTGATGGGGGATACACCCATAAATCTCAACAGTCCTGAGCAATTGTCTTGGGTTGTATATAGCCGCCGTGTAACTGACAAACAATTCTGGGCTAACGCCATTGATCCGTATATGAATGATGTGGACTTTCGTAGCCTGATAGCAGGCGGCACTGAGAGAGTTTATAAGACAAAGGCTGTGCAATGCACAGTTTGTAACGGCACAGGTTATATACACAAGACCAAGAAAGATGGTAGCCCGTATACGAACCCGACACGCTGCAAGACATGTGATGCAAAGGGATATACCCTTGATAATTCGGCAAATCGCGCAGGACTATGTTTCAAACCGCCGTCTCCTAAGTGGGCCTCTGCCAATGGATTCAGCACAAGCAAGCAGAATCTGTTAACACTTGAGGCGGCAGCACGTGCCAAAAATATGACAGATGCAGTTGACTTCTTGTCAAAAGTTCGACGCTTGTCGGCTGTAGAAACTTATCTATCGTCTTTTGTAGATGGCATTCGCATGTATACAAAAGAGGATGGTAAGTTGCATGTTCGTTTGACACAGCATATGACATCTACTGGCAGGTTCAGTGGACGTGATCCTAACATGCAGAACATGCCACGGGGCGGCACGTTTCCGGTGAAGCGTGTGTTTAAGTCTCGCTTTGACGGTGGTAAGATACTAGAGGCTGACTTTGCACAGCTAGAGTTTCGCGCCGCTGCATATCTTTCACAGGATGGAGTAGCAATTGAGGAAGTATCTACTGGATTTGATGTACATGCATACACCGCTAAGGTTATTACCGATGCTGGTCAACCTACGGATCGTCAGACTGCGAAGGCGCATACGTTTGCTCCGCTTTACGGCGCAACGGGATTTGGGCGAACTGCAGCGGAAGCGAAGTATTATGAACACTTCACGCAGAAATACAAAGGGATTGGGATTTGGCACACCAAGCTGGCTAAAGAAGCTCTGAGTAAACGTAAGATAACGACGCCATCAGGACGTGAGTTTGCATTTCCAAATGTGCGGCGCAAGCCTAGTGGCCGTATATCTCACTTCACACAGATAAAGAATTATCCTGTGCAGTCTTTTGCCACTGCCGACATAGTGCCTGTGGCATTATTACACATAGATAAACTGCTTGACGGCATGTTATCTTGTGTGGTAAATACTGTACACGATTCAATCGTTATTGACGTACACCCTGATGAAGAAAGGAGAGTTATCAATGTGATAGAGGAAACTAACAGGGTGCTGCCTGACTTGATTACCATACGTTGGGGGTTGGTATTCAATGTTCCTTTGGAACTAGAGGCAAAAATCGGCCCTAACTGGCTTGACACGAAAGACGTGTCGTGATATAACTATGCTTTCCAACTCAAAAGAAGGAGTATAAAATATGGAACTGACTACAATAGATACTAACAACTACGCCGTAATGGCTAAGGCAATGGGTATTGCCAATGAAACCACCTCACAGAAGAGCAGCAGCTTGCCGCGTCTTCGCATCTCCCATTCTCCTATCATGGGTGAGGGAGAGGTAAGTGGTAAGAAAGTCAACATGGAAGTAGTGCAGGCTGGTGCATATCGTCTGGAAGTCCCAGACGGTCCTATGTACTATGCTAACTCTGTCAAGATTCGCCCATACATGCAGCGTTATATGTATAAGCGTTTCGTCAAGGGTAATGAAAAGATGCCTAATCGCTATATCAAGACTTTGATGGCTGATAGCCTGAATATGGACTTGAAAGACAATGATGGCGGATTTAACTGCGGCAAACCTGCTGGTTATATCAAGGACTTCAATGCCTTGCCAGACAAGACTAAGGAACTCATCAAGCAGATTAAACGTGTGCGTGTAATACTTGGTGAAGTAACTCTTACGGGTGCTGTCAATGATAGCGGAGAAGAGGTGTCTGTCGATCCCAGCCCATTCATTTGGGAGATTGACAATCGTGATGCTTTTAAGCTAGTGGGTGACACTATGTCTAAGCTGGCAAAGATGCAGCGTCTTCCTATCCAGCATATCATCACAGCGAATACAGAGGAGCGTAAGCTGCCTAACGGTAACAGCTTCTATGTGCCTGTTGTGTCCCTTGACCTGTCTAAGACTCTTGACATTACTGACAACGAACATAATATGTTCAGCGACTTTATGTCATGGATCGACAACTACAACAGCTACATCTCCAGTGCTTGGTCTGAAAAGGCTAACTCACAGATCGGTGATGATGAAATGGACATAGTTGACGATCTGGTAGATGTCGAAGTAGACGAAGAGGAAGCAGCCTAATGCAACACCCTGCTGAACTGGCATTGCATCAATACATGGAGGACGCTGCAAACGGTAAGTCAACTGTTTCTTCTGAAACTGTTCGCCAAATCGGCCTTGATGTCATGGGTGCTGTTGCACGTCAGTTTGGTGGGGGCAATAAGCGAGACAAGTTTGGCCTACGCATGTCGAATGTGGGTAGGCCAGCTTGTCAGCTTTGGTTTGAAAAGAACGAACCAGAGAAGGCATTACCTCTACCAACAACATTTGTAATGAACATGATGCTTGGAGACATCGTTGAAGCTGTCTTCAAAGGTCTGTTGAAAGAAGCAGGAGTGCAGTATGAGGATGATAAAAAAGTTACTCTTAAACTTGATGATGACACATCCATCGACGGCACTTACGATATTGTTATTGACGATGCTGTTGACGATATTAAGTCCGCATCTAATTGGTCTTACACACACAAGTTTGACTCATTTGAGTCGTTGAAAAGTGGTGATGCCTTTGGATATGTAGCACAACTTGCTGGCTACGCAAAAGCAGCCGATAAAAATGCTGGCGGATGGTGGGTAGTCAACAAAGCAAATGGACAATTCAAATATGTCCCAGCTACAGGTATTGACATTGACAAGGAAGTAGCCCATATTCAACAGACTGCAGACACAATAAAAGAGAATAGGTTTGAGCGTTGCTTTGATGCTGTGCCAGAAACCTTTCGTGGTAAAGAGACAGGCAACATGGTTCTGGATCAGGGTTGTGTCTTTTGCCGTTTTCGTTTTGCTTGTTGGCCCGGACTGACTGAACGTCCTGCCGTAGCGTCACAAGCTAAACAGCCTAAAACGGTTGCTTATGTATCGCTAACAGAGGAGTATATGGATGGATGAAAAACTTGAACTTGATGCTCTCACAGAAGAGATCAAACTTACTGAGCAGAAACTTAGCGACTTGCGTAAGGAATATCGTGAGCGCAAAACTGCTGGAGTACGTGCGGCTATTGAGGCACGTAACGAAGCGGATAAAGTTCTGCGAGAAGAACTAAGGGCTATTGGATATCGTGACCCCATTGACTTTTGGAGAGGTCGCGGATTCTAGTGGCTAACTACAAAGCATTTCGCGCAGCACGAAAATATGGATATAGAAGCGGACTAGAGCATAAAATATCTGTCTATCTTGAAGAGCATAGTGTCAGCTATGAATACGAAAAACTAAAGATAGAATGGGAAGACTTAGCTTATAGAACGTATACTCCAGACTTCGTGCTGTGCAATGGTATAATAATAGAGACAAAGGGTATGTTTACAGCGGCAGATAGAAGAAAGCATCTTGCCGTAAAAAAACAGCACCCTAGTCTTGACATTCGTTTTGTTTTTGAGAATAGTAGGCGCAAGTTGCGTAAGGGAGCAAAGTCTACTTATGGTCAATGGTGTATCAAATACGGGTTTCTATTCTATGATCGAATCATACCAGAAGATTGGTTGTGTGAGAAAGGCAAGAATAAACACCCTAAGTTTATCAAGTTTAGTGGCAACAAGGTGAAAAGGAGATAACTCAATGGCTATCGAAGATTACGTACAAGATGACGATTTCTTGATCAGGATTCGCCCTATCATGGAAAAGACGGTGACAAATGATGCAGAGTGGACAGGCCAGATAGATGTATCTATAATGTCTACAGGCGGAGACTTAGACCCAGACGACTATGCACAGATCATGCATCTGTGTAAGATGGTATGTGCCTCTGTACCGATTATGGAATCAAACGAAGAATTTGGGCAAGCTGCACACAACTTTGTCATGGAGCTTGAGCATCCAGAAGAAGATGACGATGATGATCTTGACATTGAGATCACGCAGGGAGATGGTAACATTGTGCATCTAAACTTCTCAAGCAAAACAAAAGGGAGTGCGTAATGCGACATGAAGAGTTTATGAAACGAGCAGCAATGAAAGCAGACGAAGCTGGAGCAGCGATTAGAGATATGGTCAATAGTCCGCCACACTATAACAAAGCGGGTATTGAGTGTATTGATGCTATTCGTGCTGCTACAGCAGACGGCTATGAATACTATCTACAAGGCAATATTATGAAGTATCTATGGCGATACCGTTATAAAAATGGCACAGAAGACCTCAAGAAAGCGCAGTGGTATCTTGACAAGTTGATAGAGGAAGTAGAAGGCTGCTACGATGAAGGTTAAGGTCTTTATAACCATTGAGGTTGATCCAGAAGAATATCCTGTACCAGCAGATGAAGATGTTGGAGCAGAAATAGAAGATGGTTTGCGTGAGTATTTCTACGATGTGGACGGCGCGAACATACGACATATTAGAACAATCACGGAGTGACGTTATGAACAATTATCTACCTACGGACTATCAGAACTTTATTGCTCTTTCCCGATATGCTCGTTGGAAAGAAGATGACCAACGAAGGGAGACATGGAGTGAAACAGTCGAAAGATACTTTGATTATATTACTAGGCATCTGGTCACTAAACATGACTATCAGCTTTCTGATTCACTGAGAGGAGAATTAGAGGAAGCGGTGCTTAATCAGGACATCATGCCAAGCATGAGAGCATTAATGACTGCCGGTCCCGCACTGGATCGTTGCCACGTCGGCAGTTACAATTGCTCCTACGTACCAGTGGATAGTCCTCGTTCCTTTGACGAGACAATGTATATCCTCATGTGCGGCACTGGTGTAGGCTTTTCTGTGGAACGTCACCACACAGAGAAGCTGCCAATCGTCAACGAGACTATGCATGACACAGATACCGTCATCAAAGTTGGCGATTCACGTCCGGGCTGGGCCAAATCCCTGCGAGAACTAATCTCGCTCTTGTACGCAGGGCAAGTACCACAATGGGACACGTCAGAGGTTCGTCCTGCTGGCGCACGTCTCAAGAC